GTTGCTGCATTGGGGTTTTTCGTGATTAAGGCAGACACAATAACGTTCGTGTCTATTACAACATAAATCATTTACGTTCTTGTCTACTAAGTTTAATCTCCTTATTTATCTCTGATAAAGATATTTCCTCATCATTGCTTTCTTCCATTTCCTTGCGTATTTGATAGAAAGCCTCCAATCCATTCTTACGTATTTCTTCCTTTTCATCATCTTTACTTGTGATGATGAAAGGTATTGCGCGACTTCTTACAACTTGATTAACGAAGATATTAATGGCAGTATTATTAGATTTTTTAGGACTATATGACCAGTCAGTTATAAAACCAAAGACATTTATTAGAGACATGTTTTTTGCAAAACATGAAACTCATGAATATCCAAAATGGGAAATTGAGTATAGAAAAGGTAGACAATTAGTGGCTCCTTTCGTATCTGAATTAATCCCAGGAACTGAAGTAGTAAAGAGAAGTTATGCATCTAAATACTACTCTGCACCAAAAGTAGCACCAAAGAAAACTTTCTCTGCACAAGAAATTTACTTTGCTAAATCAGCAGGAGAAACTATCTATGGTGGAATTTCTCCAGAAGAAAAGAAAGCAAAACTAATTGGGGAAGCTTTCGCAGACTTTGAAGAACAAATCTCAAGAAGAGAAGAGTTAATGTGTATTGACTTAATGTTTAAAGGGTCAATAGTAGTAAAAGGAGAAGGTGTTGAAGATAAAATAGAGTACGGAACACCTCAAGAAATTACTCCTACAGTATTATGGACTCAACCAAATGCTGATATTTCAGGAGACATAGAATCTGTAATAACTTTAATAGGGGAAACTACAGGGCAAAGAGTTGAGCATATAGTTATGGATCCAGTTGCAGCAAGACTATTTACTCAAAATGAAAAAATAGCTAAATTACTAGATATTAAAAATGCTAATTTTGGGCAAATAGATCCTAAAGAGTTAGCAAGTGGAGCCATATATATTGGAACTTTAGCTCCTTACAATATCCCTATCTACTCATATCAAACTCAACATTCAGTGCTAAAAGCTGATGGAAAAACATATGATACAGTGAAAATGATTCCAGAAGGAAGAGTGTTATTTGCGCCATCTAATAATACTTTACACTATGGACCTGCGGCAGATATAGCTAAAGGGATAATAGTTGCAGAAAGAGTACCTTTTGAAGATGAAGATACAAAAATTAATACTCTTGAAGTAAGAACAGAGTCAAGACCTTTACCTGTTCCATTTGACATTGACGCTATAAAAGTTTTAAAAGTTAAGTAAGGAGGGGCTGTATGAAATTAAAAGTTAAACAATCACTGATTTACTGCGGAATAGTTTATAATCCTGGCGAAGTGGTGGATATTTTAGAATCAGATATCATAGAAAGAGTTAAATCCCTTGAACTTGTAGAAGCTGAAGAGGTGGTAGAAACTGAAGAGATAATAGAAACTGAAAATCTTGAAGAAGCTACTAAAGAAAACACAGAAGTTGAAGAAGCTACTGAAGAAAACACAGAAGTTGAAGAAACTACTAAAAATTCAAAAAAATCTAAAAAGGCTTAATTATGGGATTTAAAGAAGAAGTAGCTAGCGATATAGTAGATGTTTTTCTAAATTTAGAAGAGTTTGGAGATACTCATACTATAGGAAAAAAGGAAACTATCTGTGTTATAGATGAAGAAAGATTTCAGAATAAGCAAAGAAATAGAACTAAATCTTTAGAGAATGAAGGGTTATTTATCGAAGGTATGACACTTTTTATAGAAAAGTCCTTCTTTAAATACCCACCTCATTCTGGAGAAAAAATCTTAGTAGATGGAGTTAGATATTTAGTGGAAGAAACTAAGGAAGACATGGGTTTATTGGAAATAGACTTAACGAGGTACGATGAAAAATGATAGGAATTAAAGTTGAAGCTACTGGAATAAATGAAGTTATCAATACTCTTGGAAAGTATGAGAGTGAGTTACCAGGTTGCATTTCAAGGGCTATTAATCGTTCAATTGAGATGGTAAAAACTGAGCAGATCAGAAAGACAACGGAGTCTTATTTTGCACAAAAAAGTAAATTGCTTAGCAGTGTTAATATTTTTAAGACTAGTAAAAGTAATTTAACGGGCTCTATCATAAGTAATGGTAGAGTTATAGGGTTAGACCATTTCAAGCTAAATCCTAAGACTAGGACAAAAGGAAAAATAGTTCAAGCTGCTGTAAAAAAAGGTGGGTATAAATCTTTACCAAACGCTTTTATAGCATATAAAAATGGACATCTGGGAGCTTTTGAAAGAACGGGTAAATTCATTACAAAAAATGGTAGAAAAAGAGAGACTATTAAAAGACTAATGTCAGTTTCAGCACCTCAAATGCTTGGTAGTTTATCAATACTAGAATATTTACAAGGCTATGCTGATGGAAAATTCAGAATGAGATTAGAACACGAGATAAATAGGGTGATAGGGATATGATAATTGAAGTAGAGAAGCTAATATTTGACTTCTTAGTAGAGAAATTGAAAGATAAGAAAGTTACAGTATATCATGGGTTGTTGCCAGAAATTAATCATGAAGATAGAGAAGAAGGAAAGAGCGAGAAAGACCTCTTTCCTTTTGCTATTTTAAGGGTTACTAAGTTTGAGCAGACAAGAAATGGAATCGATAACTATGACGTACCAGTAGATTTAGAAGTGTGGATAGGCACTAAAATGGAAGATGAGAAAGATTATCTGAATAACTTATCTATCGGGGATTACTTGAAAAAGGAGTTTCTGAATGAAAGTACAGTAGATGGAAAATTTGCTGTGGATCAATCATACCCATTTTCTATAGAGTACTTTACTGCAGAAGCAGAGCCTTATTTTTACTCTGTTTGTAGATTTAGAGTATTTGGAGTACCTGACACATCAGAAGTAGTTGAGAGAAAAATCGCAAAACTGCTTGGAAGGGGATAACAATGAAAACATATATTTACGTAGGTAAAAAGCTAGATTTACCTGAGTTTCTCTTTGTTAGAGGGACTGTATATTTTGGAGAAGAAATTGAGAAACTTATTGAAAAATACCCACTGCTTGGAAGATTATTAATTCCTGTAGAAGATTATCCAAAAATCAATAAGGACTATCAATATTTTAATTCAATAGTAGATGAAATAATAGGAGGTAGAAATGGGTTATAAACATGGTACATACCAACAAGAAGGGGCTACAGCCTTTCAATTACCTGTGGTTTTAGATTATGGGCATTTTATAGTTGGAACAGCGCCAATTCACAAAGTTAAAGCTGAGAATAGAAAAGTAAATGAAGTGATAAGAATAGGAACTTATCAGGAAGCTATCCAATACTTTGGAGACACATATGATTTAGATTTCTCTATATCACAAGCAATCAAAGTTTTCTTTGAGTTGTATGCTGTTGCTCCACTTTATATAGTTAATATCTTAGATTTAACTAAGCACAAATCAGAAAAGAAAACACTTGCTAATAAAGCACTTGAAAAAGGAAAAGTACTAATACCAAGTCACAAGGTAATTCCAGAATCTGTAGTAGTTAAAAATGCAACAGGAAAGCAAGTTATATCCGATGCAAGAACTGTTTACACAGCTGAAGGATTAGAAATTTATGCAACCGTAGCTGGAAATAATGTAGACATAGAATACGAAGAAGTAGACTTATCTAAAGTTACAAAAACAGAGGCTATTGGTGGATTTGATAGCACAACAATGAAAAGAACAGGGCTAGAATTAGCAAATGAAATTTTCTTGAAATATAGTGAATTACCTGCTTTCATAGATGTTCCTGATTTTTCACATGAAAGTGATGTTGCAGCTATCATGGAAACTAAAGCTAAAACACTGAATGGTGGAATGTTTGAAGCAATAGCATTAGTAAATGCTCCAGTGGATAAAAAATATAACGAACTTGTTGAATGGAAAGAAACTAACAACATTCTAAGTAATGACCAAGTATTGTTATATGGAAAAATCAAACTTGCTGGAGAAGTTTATTATCAATCAATACATTATGCCGCTTTATCTATGAAAGTTGATGGAGAGAATAATGGAGTTCCAAGTCAGGGACCTTCTAACTATTCATATAAAATGGACGCTTTTGTATGGAAAAATGCAAGTGGAAAATATGAAGAAGTTAGATTAGATAAGGAACAGCAAGCCAATTTCTTAAATAAAAACGGTGTTGTTACTGCTATAAACTTTAAAGGCTGGAGATGTTGGGGTTCTGAAACAGCTAAGAATCCTTTAGCAACAGACCCAAAAGACAAGTACATTTATGGTCGTAGAATGTTTAAATACATAGGAAATGAGCTTGTTATATCATATTTTAATAATGTGGATAAAAAGTTCAGTTTGAAAATGGCTGAGACAATGAAGAAATCTATGAATATTAGATTAAATGCTCTTGTTGCTGCAGACCAGCTATTATCTGCTAAAGTTAATTTCTATGCTGAAGATAATAGCTTGATAGATATCATAAATGGAGACATTACTTGGACTATAGAGCTTGGAATAATACCAGGAGCAAAATCTATAACATTCAAGAAAGTTTATGATGTTGATGCATTACAAAAATTTGCTGAAAGCTTAACAGCTTAATAAGGAGGGAAAAGATGGGAAGAAAACAAATACCTAATGCTCTTATAGATGCTGAAACATATTTCAATGGTTCAAATAATCTTGCTGGAATATCAGAAGTTGAATTGCCTAACATTGAGTATGATACAGTTACTTCTGAGCAAATGGGATTGACTGCTGAATTAGAAGTGCCTTTAATGGGGCACTTTAAGAAATTAGAAGCTAAAATCAAAATGGATTGTGTTGATGAGTCAATACTTGCGATTAATAATGGGAAATCTATTTTGGTTGAATGTAAAGGAGCAGCTCAAGCCATGAATAGAGAAACACACAATGCAGATGTTTATGGAATAGATGCAACTTTCAAAGGCTTAATCAAGAAAATGGACGGTCTAAAAATGAAGCCTAGCGGGAAACTAGAAACATCTATAGACTTATCTGTGACATATTTCAAACTTGAGATTGGTGGAAAAACAGTTGTAGAGATAGATGTACTTAACAATGTAAATGTAATTCATGGACTTGCTAACCAAGCAGTTAGAAAATATTTAGGGCTAAATTAAGGAGGACTTAAATGAAAGTAAAGTTATCACAAACATATAATTTCGGTGGAAAAGAATTCAATGAACTTGACATAAATGTAGAAGAAATGACAGGAAGAGATTTTATGCAATGTGAAAAAGAATTCAAAGCAAGAAATAAAGATGCTGGAGCTGTAAAAGAATTAGAAGACTCTTGGGCAATAACTGTAGCAGCTAAATCAGTTGGAGTTAAGTATGGAGACTTGCTTAACTTAGTATCTATAGACTACTTAAAAGTGGTGAATGGGGTAAAACGTTTTTTGAGTCAAGGTTGGGAAGACAAAGAGGCTCAGAAGGATACTACAGTGGAAGTAACAGAGGAAACTGGTGCTTAATCTATCTGGATATGATAACAGAGCTTTTAAGAGTTCTTAATTATTTTAAAGTTAATGTAAGCTACGATTCTATGTTGGATTGTAGCTTATATGAACTTGACTACTGGATAGCTAGAGCAAATAAGTTTGTAGAAGAAGAGGAAGAAAGACAAAACAACAATGATGACTAAGGAGGTGGAGTAGATGGCTAAAGACATGAGTTTAATTTGGCAGATGGGAGTTGCTGGAGCAAGTGAAACTATGTCTATTTTATCTAAGGCAGCTAAGTCTTTGAATGAAGTAAAAGACTCTACAGAAGACTTAGTAAAAACTCAAAAAAAACTAGAGAATTTAGACAAAGTTGCAGAAGCATATAAGAATGCTAACTCTGAATACAATAAAGCGGCTAAGAATTTAGAACAGCTTAGAAAAGCATATGCTAAATCTAATAATGTTACTGCAGAATTTAAAGAGCAAGTTAAAAATGCAGAAAAGCAAGTAGACAAGTTGAATAAGCAAAAAGAAAGACAAAAACATGTCTTTGAAGCAGCAAGAAGTGCTTTAGAAAACGAAGGAATTAAGCTAGAAGGTTATAAGAAAAAGTTAAAAGAAGTTAATGAAGAACTAAAGAAGCAAGAGAAGTTGAAAAAGGATCTAAGTAAAGCTCAAGCTATTTCAGACATGGGAGATGCATTCTCTAAAAAAGGAAGTGAGCAACTTAGGAGAGGCGCTGCAACAGGAGCAGCATTAGCTATTCCAGTTAAATTCTATATGGACGTAGAAGAGTCTCAAGCAGATTTAAGAAAAATTCTAGGTAAAGAAGCTGAAAAATACTATGGTGATTTAGCTGAATTATCTAAGAAT